ATATAATCTAGGGTCATCTACAAAACAATGGAAACATGTATATGCTAGTGGAAATTCTTATATTGGGTCAATTTCGAGCTCATTGAATGTAAGTGGTTCAATAATTCCTATTAATACTGGTGTAACAGTTGCTGTACATAACTTAGGTGAAGCTAATTCTAATGCCAGAGGGCGATGGAATAAGTTATATGTTGAGGATATAGAAGCTTCAGGTTCAATGAATATAAGTGGTTCAGTATATCCAAAGAGTGATGGTATACATAATTTAGGAACTACCTCTTGGAAATGGAATAAGTTATATGTTGATACTATAGAAGCTTCAGGTTCAATAGAAGCTTCAGGTTCAATAACACCTAATAGTGATGATGTTTGGAATTTAGGTTCATCTACAAAACAATGGAAAGATTTATATGTAGATGGAACAGCATATATTGATGCAATATCTGGTCTTGGTACTGTTACTTCAACAGCAGGTACAATTCAAAGCTTTGCAACTGCTTCGATCACCTCATTAAGTGGATCGTTAATACCAACAGACGATAATCTATATGATTTAGGTTCATCTGGAAAAGAGTGGAAAAATTTATGGCTTGATGGAGTAGCGTATATTGATGGTGCTAGAATGGGTACACTTACGTTAGATCAAAATATTCAAACAGGTTCAGCTACAGATAATGCAGTACATAGTGTCAATGGAGCAAGATGTCAAATTACGAATCAACTACAGAGCACTGTAGCAGTAGATACAGGATGGACTGTAACACTACATAATACATCGATTGCTAGTAATTCATTAATAGTAGCTAACGTAATTGGTGGTAACGGTTCAATAATAACAGGATCTATTGTTACTGCAAATGTTGTAGGAGCTTATACCGCTTCCTTAAACTTCTGGAATACAGGAGCCTCAACAATTGCAAATGATGCTGTATTCACTGCATCTGTTGCAATACTGTAATTTACATAATTACTCCTGGTAAAATCGTTTTTGCACTTTTGTTCATATATTTATATAAGAATAATTTTACTCATATTGCAATATTAGGAGAAAGTACATGGCTGAAAAAATTATAAGTCCCGGCGTCTTTACGCGTGAAAATGACTTATCATTCTTACCACAAGGAGTTGGTGAGATTGGTGCAGCAATTGTAGGTCCAACAGTAAAAGGACCAGTAGGCATACCTACGCAGGTTACATCATATGCACAATACGTAGATCTATTTGGAAATACGTTCAAAAGTGGTAGTGACTATCAACAATATTTAACATCCCATACAGCGGAACAATATCTTAAGAATGGTGGACCATTAACTGTAGTTAGAATTGCAGGAGATGGATTTAGCCATGCTTCTAGTTCTGTAGCTACTGGTGAGACACCGAGTACAGGAACAGCTGTATCAGGAGCATTTTCAGCATCTGTAGACGCAGCCAATCCATTTGCAGCAGATGGAAGTGAGGTACAGGTAACACAAGGTAGTGTAGAGTATCGTTTCATAGCAAGTGATCAAGTTTCAGTACCAGTAGATAATTCCCCGATATTCTATTTCCAAACAGGCTCTACTGTAGGAGTAGCTGTTACTAATTTTGTAGATAAAGTTAATACTGTAACAGCACTAGCATTAACTGCTGTATCTGGAGCAGATGGTGGAGTAGAGTTTACGGCATCAGCTAACGGAGTTCAAACAATTACAGTCCAAACTGGTTCAGGTACTATTATAACTAATTTAGTATCATTTGCAAATGGTACTAATGGAGCAACAGAAACAGCATTTAAAGTAAGAACGTTATCAGAAGGTGATAATCTGAACAATTATCAATTATCAGAAGGTACTAACCATGTATTAGAAAGTGGATCGAAAGATAATGTTAGATGGGAAGTTTCAAATGTAGACAACAACACAGGTACATTCAATCTAGTTGTAAGACGTGGTAATGATAGTAGTGTAGCTAAGATTCCATTAGAAACATGGAGTAACTTATCATTAGATCCAAACTCAACTAATTATATTAGTAAAGTTATTGGTGATATGGTATACACAGTACGTGGAACAACGGCTGATCCATACTTACAATTATCAGGATCATATTCTAATATGTCACGATATATACGTGTTGAAGTTCTTAAACAAACTGTCGATTATTTAGATGAGAATGGAGATGTTAGAGTTGCAGAAGCATCACAATCATTACCAACATCTGGATCAGGTTCATTCTTAGGTGGAGCAGATGGTAATATTCTTGGACCAGCAAAATTCTATGAAAATATAACAAGTGGTAACTGTCAAGGATACGATTTAAGTTCTGCAGATAATGCAAACGGTGGATCGTCTTATACACAAGCATTAAATTTACTTGCAAATCAAGATGAATACGATATTAACATGCTGTTAATACCTGGAGCTAATCAAAATATGCACTCAGCTATCGTAGATAAAGCAGTGAAAGTTGCAGAAGCTAGAGGTGACTGTTTTGCAGTTGTAGATCCTGTAGGATATGGAGCAGCAATTACAACTACAGTGGCTGAAGCAGCAAAGTATAACTCAAGTTACGCAGCTATGTATTGGCCATGGGTTCAGATACCTGACAATCAGCTAAATAAGCTTATATGGGTTCCAGCTGGATCTGTATTACCAGGGGTACTTGCATTTAACGATAAAGTTGCACATGAGTGGTATGCACCTGCAGGATTAAATAGAGGTGGAGTTGATGTAGCGGTTAGAGCTGAGCGTAAGCTAACTCATACCAATCGAGATACTCTATACTCAGGACGTATCAACCCATTAGCAACATTCCCGGGACAAGGGGTTGTAGTATGGGGTCAAAAGACTTTACAAAAGAAGTCTTCTGCATTAGATAGAGTAAATGTACGAAGATTACTAATTAACCTTAAAAAGTTCATTGCATCAACTAGTAAGTATCTTGTATTTGAAAACAATACAAATGAGACACGGAATAGATTCTTATCTACTGTAGTTCCATATATGGAGAGAGTACAGCAGAACAATGGATTATTTGCATTTAAAGTTGTAATGGATGATACGAATAACACACCTGATATCATTGATAGAAATATCATGAAGGGAGATATATACATTCAGCCAGCAAAAGCAGCGGAATTCATTGTAGTCGACTTTAATGTTATGCCAACCGGTGCAACTTTTGGTGAATAAGATATTTATTATAAATAGGAGAACAATATAATGGCAGAGACTATTAGCGCACAACAATTGATGTTCAACTCATTCACACCGAAAGTATCAAATCGGTTTGTAATGTCAGTTGGAGATATACCATCATTCATCTGTAAGAAGGTAACTCGCCCTAGTGTGACATTCGGTGAGGTTATAATTGATCACATTAATACAAAGCGAAAGCTGCAAGGAAAAGCAGATTGGAATGATGTGACTATGACCTTATGGGATCCAATCGTACCATCTGGTGCACAGCACGTAATGGAGTGGGTTCGTAAAGGATACGAATCTGCAACAGGAAAAGCTGGATACCCGGATTTCTATAAAGAAGATGTTACTATCGAGGTTTTAGGACCTGCAGGTGATATTAGAGAAAGATGGGTTCTTAAAGGAGCATTTCCATTGTCAACTGAAATGGGTGAATTAGATTGGTCTAATGATCAACCAATAGAGATTAGTTTAACATTGAAATACGATTATGCAGTATTAGAATTCTAAGGAGTGAGTTATGGCAGTATATACAGCAGATAGTTGTTCAGTAAAAATAATTATTGGTGAAGTTACAGCGTCACAAGATACGAGTATGGCTGGTACTTTTGCAAGTGAGTCCTCTGCATATCTATCAACTCTAGATTCAACTATATACCCTGCAGCTAATATTTCAACAACTATTGAGCAGAAGTGGGATAACGGTACTAAGTATGTATTCACATGTACAACTTTTAGTGATGATACATAATATTATTTTATAATATAAAAAGAGTCCTGAGAAATCAGGACTTTTTTGGTTCGTATATATTTATATATACATTAATTACAATAAAGGAGTTACATAATGTCAGGACAAGTTATAGATACAGATTACCCAGGTGATGTTTCTAATAAAGATATAAAACAACAAGCAATTGCACGTACAGCTGCAGCAGGTAATTTTGATTTCCCTACTGAAATAGTAGATCTACCAAGTAAAGGGTTAGTATATTCAAAAGATAATCCATTATCAACAGGTAAAGTTGAAATGAAATATATGACAGCTAGAGAAGAGGATATTTTAACAAATCCAACTCTCATTAAGCAAGGAAAAGCGCTGGATATGCTATTTGAAGCTCTTATCGTGAGTAACGGTGAAGGTAAGCCTATACATTATTCTGATTTATTATTAGGTGATAAGAATGCTATAATGATTGCTGCCCGCGTATTAGGATACGGTCCAGAATACGACATCAATGTAAATATTCCAGGAACTGAAGAATCTTTCTCACATACCGTTGATTTAACGGAGATAGGTAATGAGCTTTTAGATGAATCACTATATAATAATTCAAATGAGTTTGAATATACACTACCTGTAGGTGGCCAGGTTTTAAAATTCAAATTATTAACAGGTAATGAAGAGGTTATGATAGCTGCTCAATTAGAGAAGCAATCTCTCCGCGGTCATTCGAAAGGTGTTACTACTCGATTACAACATCAGATTACATCTATTGATGGTGACGCAGATAAAGCACATATCGACAGCTTTATAAACAATCAATTAATAGCTAGAGATTCACTGAAACTTCGAAACTATATACTAAACATGAGTCCCGATATCGATCTAACTGTACATGTTAAGAACGATGAATTTAACTTTAATGGTAGAGTCATGCTACCCATTGGACTGGACTTTTTTTGGCCTAGGGCTTAACTATAAGCCCGTAGTACATAGAGAGATATTCTTTCTTGTATATAATGGCGGCGGTGGTTATACATTTTCTGATGTATACAATATGCCTATATGGCTACGTAGGTTCCATATCAAATGCTTGACTGATACTGTTCAAGAAAAACACGAGAATATTCAAAAGCACAACAAAGAACTAAAAGGAAACATCCGTAAAAGGTAGTTTTTTGATATTTATAATATATAACTGAGAACAGGAGTATTATGAATTTAAACAAAATCGTTGTTGCAATGCTTGGCCTTTTTTTCGCTAAAAAAGGTATAAAATCTATTGCAAAAAAGAAAGCATTAAGAGATCCTAAAATCCTGGATCAAATAAGAAAAATTCAAGCTAATTTAGATGCATTAAATAGTGCATTAGATAAAATGGATTAATACACATGGGAAAGAACTCTGGAGCAGAAGAATTACGTAATCTAAAAGACTCAAAAGACTTATTAGATATAAAGTATCAGCAGCAACGAGATATATTAGATACGTATGTTAAGCAAGGAACCAATTTAGCAGAGATTGAAAAGAGAACTAAGCGTATTGTCAATCTAACTAATGCTCGTAGTAAAATGCAAACAGATGTGTTAAAGCTAGAACAGGGTATCACAAAAGAAGCTGCAGCTCAAGAAAAATCTATCAGCAAACAGTTAATATCGGGTGGTGCATTATTAGCTGTTACTGAAAAAATGAAGAGTGCTATAGTCTCTATAAGTAAAACGCAGCGCGATACTGCTAATACAATGGCTGTAACATTAAATAAAGCTCAATCAATTAATAAAGCAATCGCGAAAGAGTTGAAAGACGGCTTAGTTGTTGATACCACTCGCGCGCAGATACTAGATACTATGAATGAGATGGATAATGTACTCCGTTCTAGTACTGCGTATACTGAAAAGCAAGCAACAGCACTATCAATTACTGCAAATAAATTAAATATATCTCGCTCAGAAGCTGCAAAATTAACCAGCCTTATGCAAACAGTTGACGGTGCGTCAGCGGAGTCAGCAAAAGCTACTTTAGTGTTAGCTAAAAATCTAGCAGATGCTAATGATGTTAAGTTTGGTAAAGCGATGAAAGATATAGCAAGCTCAGGACAAGCATTCGCTAACTTCTCTGGTCAAGGTATGAAAAACATGATTCGTACTGCTATCGAAACTAGAAAAATGGGATTTGAGTTAAACGATGCTATGAATATAGCTAACAAGCTATTGGATGTTGAGGGATCAATTGAATCTCAAATGAAGTTTAACGTGATAACTGGTAAGAACGCTAATTTTGATAAAGCACGGGCCTTGGTTTTAGAAGGTAAGCATGCGGAAGCGTTAGCAGAAGTAACAGCTCAGGTTGGAGATGTAAATAACTTAGGTGTAATAGGTAATAAAGTCTTAGCTGAAGCTGTAGGTATGGATGTAACAAAGCTCCAGACAGCTCAAGCAATAGCAGCAGCAGGAAATGATAATGTAGCCTTGCAAGAAGCTGCTAATGAAGCACTAGAGTCGGGTAATGAGCAGCTCGCTACCGCATTACAAGCTAAGATCGATGGAACAACTGCCGATGAAGCTAATGAAAACGCACAGACGAATATTCAAGAATCACTAGCAGCACAGCTACAAGATCAGAAAGCGTTAAAACTTGTTATGGCAGGTATGCAGGTTATTCAAATAGCATTAGCTGCAGCTGCAGGCGCTAAAGCAATTGCAGAAATAGCATCTGCGTCTGCTTTGACACTCGGAGTAGGTGCATTAGCAATAGTTGGTGGTATCACGGTAGCTGCAAGCGCTATGAAATTGGCAACATCTAGTATGAAAGATGGTGTAATTGGATCTGATGGTGGTATGGTAGTATCTGGTCCAAAAGGCTCAATACAATTAGATAAAGATGACTCTATTATAGCAGGTACTAATCTTGGCGGAAGCGGTGGCGGTAACCCAGTAATGGGTGCAAAGCTTGATAAAATTAATGACTCTATTTTAGCAGGTGCTAATCTTGGCGGAGCTGGAATGGGTGAGAAGCTTGATAAAATTATATATCTACTATCACAGCAAAGAGTATTAAATGTATCAGGAACACAATTATCAGAAGTAATGGCTTTAGAGCGTATACCGGTAGGAATGGGGTAAGATATGGCATTGAAATTGAAAACAGCAGTACAAGATTTATATAGGAGAATAACAGGTGTACCTAAATCTGAGTTAAAAACTCAAGGTCAAATGATTAGAGAAGATTATAGTAAAGGACCTGGACTCGCTTATACTGCTAAATCAGCCTTATTAAACACATACAACTATAAAAATAATTTATTTAGACCAAAAGGTGGTAAAGCAATACATGCAGCTCTCGATGCTGTAGCACCAATAATATCATCTTTACCAGCTGGTATCCTTGCTTCTAACATTGTTAACAGAGCTACACTAGGTAGTAGTACATATGCAGGTCAAGATCAGATGACAGGTCTACCATCTAAAAGCAACCTACAGCAGAAGTATGGACTCGATTACAATTACTTAATTGATAAGCAGTTCCCTACAGACGTGGATGGTGCACCTGAAGCAGGTGAGTATGAAGATTTAGTCCCTGTTAGAATTGGAAAGTATCAATTTAGAGGAGCTATAGGTAGCTTAACAGATACATTAACTCCTACATGGACGGGAGCAAGCTACGCAGGTAGACCAGATCAAGTATACTCATACAGTGGTGTAGATAGAACAGTATCGTTTGACTTAAAAGTGTACGCAATAAGTCACCGTCAGCTACGGGATATGTATCAACGCGTTAATAAGCTATATGAATTAACTCGACCGATACCAGATGCCCCTCTTGCACCTACTAGAATGTCTGCACCATTAACTAGATTAGTAATTGGTGATTATCTACGTGAGCAAGTGATAATGACAGCGCTAACTGTAACTCCTATTGAAGAGCTAGCATGGGAAATTAATGATCCAGACAGAAACCATCCTAGTGACACCTTACATGCAGTTCATAGGTTTATTGCCTTAGAAACACCTCTCCTTCCAGGTACCTCTGATGAACGGTATATCGTTCCAAAAGGGCTAAACATAAACATGTCATTCACAGTGCTGCATGATGAAATACCAACCTCAGCTGCAGCAGCGTTTAGATCTAAAACTGACGCAGGTAATAAATCGGGATATTAGTATGAACAGATATAAACATAGTAAAATTAAGCGTGATAATACTGGTTCACGCTTCCGTGAGACAACTATACTTCCAGGAAGTATACCACGTCATGAAGATGATCTATATATTTATATTAAAGCAGGTCAACGATTAGATAATTTAGCTAACACTTACTATAAAGATACTTCCTTATGGTGGATAATTGCATTAGCTAATGATATAGGTAAAGGAACATTCTTTGTACCACCGGGCGTGAGATTAAGAATACCGAGTAAAACATCTGACTTTATACAAAAGTTGAGGTAGTAAATGTCAAGTTATAGAGGAATAATACTAGATTCAATCCACCCTAATATTAAGAAAGCGTTAGATGTAGAGACCGCGGGATTTGCCCGTATAGATCCTGAATCATATAAGCACATCACTACACGTACTCCATGGATGAGATCTGTACCATTCACTGTACCTGTAGATCCAGATGAAATGGATATACCGGTACCTAGATGGCAAGAGTGGGTACTGTACTCACAAAAAGGTATAGATGTACCAGGTGAGGTTACGCAGTTTGGTAGAGCTGGACTATCAGATGAAAGGCTTATAGAGTGGGGATATAAGGGTACTGGATTATATCGAAGTAATTTAAGAAATACACCTATTCCAGGTATTACTGGTATAACTGTTAGTAATAAAGGAGATTTAGGTACTATACGACGAGCTACATTATCTATCAAATGCTATCACGAAGCAGATTTACATGAACTAGAAATGATGTATATGGTGCCAGGATCTAGCATTCTACTAGAGTGGGGATGGTACTCAGAGGAAAAAAGTCAACAACCGATATTTTTAGGTGATTTAGAAGATGGGCCCGGGCGACTTACAAGTGTAGCTGCAATTCAAGAAGAAATATTGAAAAAAACTTTAGATATTAATAGCTTACTAGTTGAATACACTAGTGATGGGTCGCAGAATAATGCTGGGGTGTATGATGGATTAATAGGTGTTATTACGAAGTTTAATTGGACAAATTCAGCTGATGGTTCTTATGATATACAAATTGATATAATTGCACCGAATAGCTTAACATTGGGTATACCTACGAACACTTATATGTTAGGAGGTAATATAGTAGATCAGAGTAATAACGAGCAAACACCCGTAATAGATGTAGATGTAATCTATTATAGGATAAACAAAGAATCTTCTCGAATTGAAGGAGCAGCATCCAAGCAGGCTCTAGGTACTGCAGACTGGGATGCAACGGGCGTTATAATAGGCTTAACGGAATTTGCTGACTCAATGGATATGAGTGACGCATCACCATTAACTCTAAACACATCTGCACTCGCTAATAGCTATGGATTCATTGAGTTTTATAAAGAAGGAGAAGACCTTAAAGCGAGAA